GCCGGAGACAGCTTGATGTTCGTTTACCCAGGCCCTTAGAAATAATCAGAAAGGAAGAAACATATGACACAAAGTTTGATTCGCGGCAGCACGCAAATCATGATTGGCACTATCACCGCTGATCGTTTTGCAGCAAGTCTTGGATTGGCAACAAGTCAACTTGCAGAGGGTGCCAAATTTATCAAATCTGATGGCTCTGTATCCATGGCGGCTGCGCTAAACATGGCTAGTTTTGGCATTAGCAATCTAGCGACCCCTGTTAACGCAGCAGACGCGGCCACCAAGGCCTACGTTGATGCTCTTGCCAATGGATTGAGCTTTCATGCCAGTTGTCGAGTACTTGCAAACACCAACCTTGCCTCACTCTCTGGGTTACTCACGATCGATTCAGTAACGATTTCCACTGGCGATAGAGTGCTATTGTGCGGACAAACGACAGCCAGTCAAAATGGACCGTGGATTGCTTCAGCAACTGCGTGGACTAGGCCCAGTGACTGGCTAAGTGGGGCAACACTCGGGGAGGGAGCCTACTTCTTGATTGATCCCGATGGCGCAACATTCAAAAATACCAAATGGTTTTGCACAAATGTGGGAAGCTTTGTGGTGGATACGGCTGCAACCTCATGGGCACAGGATATGTCAGGCACTGCTTATTCTGCTGGAAGTGGCCTAACACTATCAGGCACCGTCTTTGCAGCGAAAATCAACGTGGCAACGGGGTTGTCTTTTGATGGTTCAGCCAACATTCAAATTGTGCCTGATCCAAATGGATTGCTTACAGTGAGTCCAACCGGTATTCGTCTCAGCGCAGCGTCTGCCAGTGGACAAATTATTGTGTCCAATGCCTCCAATAATCCAGCATGGGTCAGCCCAACCGGAGATGTATCTGTTACGGCCGCAGGTGCACTGAGTGTGAATAACATTTCGGGAAGTGGATTCTTGAAATATGGAAACCTAGTGGCTAACGAAACACCTTCAGGAGCAATCAACGGATCGAATACAGCGTTCACGCTTGCAAATGCCAATGCTTACGCTTTATCGCTTTATTTAAACGGCCAACTGCTTGAACCTGGAATCGGCAATGACTACACCCTATCAGCGAATGCCATTAATACGTTATTTGCACCACTTGCGGGAGACAAAATCCGCGCTTACTATTTCAAATAATTAAAGATCGAGTCCTCATATGAATGAAACGCTGATCCAAACTCAATGGCTTGGCCGTATGCAACAAGAAATTGGCGTATTACAAACAAATCTGATGCTTGTTAATTTACAGCGCGATGCTTTACTTCAGAAAACTCAAGAAAATACAGCACTCATTGATGCCTTAAAAATACGATGTCAAAGTGCAGAGGACGCAAATGCGCAACTCAAACGACAGTTACAACCTCACTTGCAGTCAAGGACGCACGCCGTCAAAAGATCAATAAAAACCAACCCAATCGAGTCCTAACGTGGCGAGAACTCAGATCAATCCTTTGGATCAGACAGCCTCTTATATTGGAACTGTAACCACTCCAGTAAATGCAAGTAATACGACTGGAAATACCACATTTACGGCACTTGTAGCCCCAGCAAATGACTTGATTGGAAGTTGCTATCAAATCAAGGCTTACGGCTTAGCAAATGGAGAGATTGGCTCAACCCTCACTTACTGGGTGGCAATCAATGGCATACCCATCATCAGCATTCCAATTACATTCGCCAATGACTTCAGCGTCAGTCCAATTTTATGGAACTTAGAGGCATTAGTGACGCTTGGTGGTAGTGGTGCGTTGGCATCGGTCCTGGTTGATGGTGAACTTTTATGGAACGTGAATGTCAATAGCAGTCACGCCAGCGGACAAACAACGGTGAATCAAGCAGCCCAGTGGACGATCAGCTGTGGAGCGACCATGGGAAGTGCAAACCCCATCAACAGCATCACGTGTCGCCAAGGGATTATTCGTCGCAATTAAATTCAATTGATTGAAATACTAAAGCATATGGCAACAATTGAAGTGAAGGTGGATGGATTAAAAGAGCTACAAGACGATCTTTTGCAGCTACCAGTTAAGATTGGGGAGCGCACTCTCCAACGCGCACTCACATCGGCTGCTCTTCCTATTGTTCGAGAAGCTCAGGACAAAATACCCATCGCGCATCAATCTTACAAACTGTACGGTGGTGATTCAGCAGACCCTGGATGGTTGAGGCAACAAATTGTTCGCAAGAAGGTTAAAAACTCGAACAACAGTGCTGAAGTGGTGGTCACGATCAAACAACAAAAAGAGTCCTATTTCTGGCGTTTCATTGAGTTTGGCACCTCTAAATTACCTGCGCACCCTTTTTTGCGACCTGCGTTTGAGAGCAAGCAAAAAGAAGCACTTGATAGATTTATCGACAAACTCACAGATGGCATAGCTAAAGCTGTTGAAAAACTGAATTACAAACCATAAAAGTCAATGAATCACGATGCAGATTTAGCCGCAGTACTTCAAAATTTTGCACCTTTGAGCGCCATTCCCATTAGGCCTGATGTAGCTGCACAGGGTGAGTCATCACCTTATATTGTTTACTTAGAGGTTGCGCTTCAAGAAGGGGCTTACACGCTTGAGGGAGAGTCAAGTCTTGTGCCTGCAAGATATCAAATTGATGTGTATGCCTTGACACGCACGCAAACCAACGATATCGCAGACGATGTCATACAAGCACTTGTGAACGCATTTAGCGCCGTGCTTTTAAATCGTCAAAGTTTGTATGAAACAGACACACATCTCAGGCGTACTTTACTTGATGTATCTATTTGGTTTGAAAATTCACCGAATTTCAAATCACTTTAAATCTTATTTTTATTTGATCAATTTGTGCCGCCTTTTAGGGGTACGCGCTGAATGTTATTTTTAAAGGAGCATTTGAAATGAGTTACGCACTACGTAGTCAAAATTCTTCCATCGCTTGGGGAGGACTTGCACCAGCAATTGATCCCTTAACAACAGCTGCCATCACAACGGCTGCGGGTACTGCGTCTTGGGGAGGCTTTGAAGAAGCAGTAGAGATAAAGCCATCTGGACAGAAAGTAGATGAAATCGATGTGACGCATCTGCAATCTTTGGCTAAAGAGTTTATTTTAGGACTTGAAGACTCGGGATCTGTCGATGTCACAATGAACTTCACAGGCGGAAAAATTCAACAACAAATGTTTGTTGAAAAAGCCAATAAAACATTGTCTTTATACCAAATCACACTTGGTGCGCAGTTGCAAACGCCAGCCACCTTTGTGTTTTGTGCGTTCTGCGTAAAAGCAGATACGCCCGATGCAAAAGTCAACGGAAAAATTGATTTGACTGTATCACTTCGCATCTCTGGTCCAGTGGCTATCAATTGGGGAAGTCTTGCCAATCCAACCACGTAATACTCGCTGTTCACTATGAACTTGAACACTACTCCATCAATTTATTAATTGGAAAGAACAAAAATGAAAAACGAAAATTCACCAGAAGCAGTTATTAACAGCGTGACAAAAGTCTCGTTAACGCCTAATTTGGCTGAGATGTTTTTCCAAGCAGCTCAACCTAAATCAGAAAATTTTGACCTGCCTGGTGTTGGTTTAGTCAATATTGTTGAACTGCGCGAGGTCGAAGTATCCCGTATTCGTAAACACGTGGAGTCTGAACAAGACAATGCCAGGCGAAGCAAATTATTTGGCATGGGAATGGTGGTGAAGTCCGTACGTAAGGACGGTGTTTGTGTGTTTGGTGAGAATGACATTGACCGTTTTGCTGATGCAGGTAACTCTTCTGTTGAAAAACTTGCAGGCGTTGTTCTTCGAGTCAATGGTTACGGAGTAGAGACTTCGACAGCTAGCAACACTTTGGGAAACTAACGCCCGAGCGGCGGGCCAAATACCGATTAGCCCTCGCCATGGGGCGAACAGTTGCTGAACTAGAGATGAGTTTGTCGGCAAGTGAATGGCTTGGATGGTTACATTTTTTTGCAATTGAGCCTTACGGCACACCATTGCTTGATGTTATTCAAGCGCAAAGTCGAGCACTACTTGCAAACATCAACCGAAACGAAAAAGTGCGCCCTACTCCTTTTGATGCACGTGAATTTTTGATCTTCACCGGTGCTGCGTCAAAAAATTCAATTGATAGTAAATCAGCCGATTCTGAGAATATTCAAAAGAAAACTCCTGAGTTAATAAATGGACTGACTGCAGATGAGTGGAAATTGGCCACTTTTTTACGCGCCAGGCAAGAGCGATATCAATAGTAATTTTTAATTTTAAGACTATAAACAAGGAAGAACAACACATATGGCTGGCGCACTGGGTGAACTCAATATTGACTTATCAGCAAATATTGCCAAGTTCGAGTCCG